CTGCCATTTGACATTAAGATTTCTGAGACATTGCTTATTTTGTTTTCTCATGTATTCACAATTTGTGTGATCATTAATATTAGCTGTATAAACATCAACAGTATCTACAATAATACTATCTGCTGATACGAAACTAATCAAGATTAACAAGTAAATCGTATATGTTATCTGCACGTTTATTAAGTTTAGTTAGTTCGTCCTTAAAATCTTTTTCTATTCTATAAACCGATTTTTCAATGTAATCTGACTTTACTTCCTGCCTAACCCACATTCCAGATATTGTGGCTACAAATACAATAATAGCAATTAATTCTTTAATATTTATCTTTATTCCGTTCATCATCTAAGTTATTTCTGCCCAGTTTGAAAGTATCATCATGCTATTGTAGCCCACTTATGGAATATTATCACCTGAATAAATAAATCCTTTATCAGTCAAAACAAGTTTAACCTGTGTATCAAAACCCTTTATTAGCTTTGCGGTTAAAAGTTGTACATCTTCAGGAGCTTCTATTTTTAAAATTAGTCTGCCCATTACCACACTTAATGTCTCCCCTTCTTTGGGTGTTGCAATAGCAATGCTTGATATTTGCCGGCTCATTATAAATGGAGGATTAAATCCAAGCGTCTTATAAATAGGATTTTGAATAATAGCCCTGCAAACACCCAGGAGCTTTTGAAGCTTAAACATAGCCAACTTATCACCAGGATCATCATCAGTTGTATTAGCCCTTGTAAAAATATCTATAAAATAAGAATAAAAGCCGTCAGCATCTATTGCGGTCTGATTGTTATAATCGCCGCTTGAAAACGATACATTAATAGCAGGCATTTCAGTATTATCAAAAGGAACAAACCTCTCTACATAAACCTTAGCTTCCAAATCAGTATCATAGGTAAGCAGGACCTGTCCATCTAATTCGTCAACAAGTATCTCAGCTATCCTATCACGAATAACCTCAAAAAATTGAGGAGGTATAATTCCTTTAATTAGTGCCATGATTTCCTAATATACACGTTATTAATCCAATAGTTTCATCCGGGAACCACTCTCTTATTACGTAATTCTTAATAATTCCCGTACTATCTTTTACGCTAACCTTATGGTCTTTGAAATCTACTTCGCCGTTTTTCCGGACCGGATAATTTTTGGCTGTTAATAAAGCTTCTGAAACTGAAATATGAGCATTTTTACTGTTTATCATATTTCCATCTGTATCTACACTCATATGATGCTTTGAATGTAGCCCATTTACCGTAGCAGTTTCGTTAGTTGGGGCTGTAAAGGTCATACTTACCCCAAATTCATCAAGATTGCTTGTAATGTCTTTAATGTCCGATTGAGCCTGTTCTATTAACCCCATAATAAAAAAGGGGAATACTATTAATATTCCCCTCTAAATTAACTAACCAATAAAATTATTCTTCCTTTGAATTATCACCCTTATCTTCTAAGGCTTCATTTTCGGATAATCCATCCCCTCCCTCTTTTATGCTATCCAAAATAGAAGGTTCTTTGTCTATTTCTTTAGAATCGTCTTTGGGGACCTCCGGGTTATCTTCTTCAGTATGTTCAACAGCATTTTCTTTAATAAAGATTTTTAACTTTTCAATACCTAACAAACGATGAGGAGGTTTTATCCCTTTTTCTTCAGCAAGCTTCTTGGCTTCTTCATATAAATCCTTTTTTGAATCCCCTGCTTCTTCCATGCTATCCAAAATAGAAGGTTCTTTTTTATCTTCAGGCTTTTCTTTTTCGGGTTCGCTTTTAATTTTAGGATCTTCTTTTATGGGATCTTCTTTTACATTTATTAAAAATTTCTGAGCAACTAACTCGTCTGCTATTTTTTCTGGCCAGGTATTTTCAGGATAAGTTTTATTATCCTCTTTGTATAATGTTCTATTACCTTTTGCCCCTACTGAAAGGGCTATGAGTTTGTAATATTTCATATTTAAGCTATTACCTGCATTGTGAAAATCATGTCAACCGCTACCGGTATTGCTACCCCTGCAGACTTGATATCAAATACATGCTTTGCATTTCTTTCATCAACGTAATCTCCTACAATAAAAGCTCCTGTTTTAACACTTTCGCCTTTGGTAAGAAGTTGAGGTACAGCAGCAAATCCTAATATAAAACGTGGACTTTCAGGAAGCAAAATAACTTTTTTAGGATTTATATAAGAAGTTTGAACATCATTTTCATCATCGAAAAATTCCGGATAGCTCCAAAGTCTGATATTGTAATCATTTGCACTGAACTCACCATGAGTTGTTCCGCCTACTGAATCCCTTTGTGGTCGTCTGATGGATACATGATCTATTCTCCTTAAATCAGCTGTATCTTTTACAAATGAATTATTGAAAAAAGCCCGCAATGCAGTTTCTCCAACAATCATATTAAAGGTATTACCCATTGTTTTGCCCTGCTGTCTTAAAAACTTACATCCAGCAGCTATTTGATCGAATGGATCAAATGCACCAGTCCAGGGGCTTCCACTGTTATCCACCAAAGAGGCCGCTTTTCTTTTGAAGTCAATATTTATTCCGGCTTTAAGCTGTACAATACCGGTCTCTAATACTTCTGAACATTGCTTCTCATAAGCCCTTTCAATTATATCTTGTAACATTCTCAATTTGTCAGCAACTTGATTTAAAAAAGCAGAAAAGATCCCATCATCAATTTCCGTGCTTCCAAATAACCTATCATAAAGACTAAGTTCGGTTGCATCGAAATATTCACGATAAAAAGGTGGTACAAAAATCTTTTCAGTACTTTTCGAGAACTGATTTCTATTACCTTCAGTACCTCTTTCTACATCTACTGCAATCTTTTCGGTTCCACGTTGAACTTCAATAGATAATTCTTTTGTTGCAGTTTCTTCTACCTTAAAAAATGATCGCAAAAATGACGTTGGCGTAGTTTTTTCACGATATACGTCAATCAATTTCTTAGTAAAAAGTGCTTTTGCGTCTGATGCTGCTATAACTCCCATTTGTGTTTATTTTTAAGTTAATTAATCGTTATCGGTTTTAGTTAATTCTGTTCCGCCTACAAGCTTTATACCAACGGTATCAGAACCTATCCTGTCTCTTAATCTTTTTCCATCTACAACCGTATCAAGAGTATCACCGGACTTTTCAAATACCAATTTATCAGAAACCACATCTCCGGCTACACATATTGCTATATCTACCGTTTCACCGGCTGTAAATATGCGTCCTTGATTAAGGATGCCTATAGGTAATTCACTACCATCTGCATTATCTGATCGCAGAGGCTTTATTTTTCCGGTTGCAGAAATACGACCCATTACCGTACCGGCTTTTAGGGTTACATCATCGTAGCCATCGTTATTGAACGGAAAGGTATCAAAACGATTATCCCATACGAAAATCTTAGATACATCAGTATCTATAATGGCTTGTTGCCCGGTGTTTAACTTAACTGTTTGATCACTCATGTTTATTTATCTTTATTAAGTCCTAAATTAATATCTACTTCTTTTTCAAATGCTTCAACTTTTTTCTCATTTTCCGTTTTAGCCGCTTTAGTTTCTTCTGTTTCCACTTCTCCTTCACCATCAGCTTCTATAGCTTTCACAACCTTCGCAGAAACGCTTTTGAGTGTAAGCTCTGCCATTATTTTCTGAGATAATAACTCACCACCTTCAATACCTTCCTTGACAGCCTTTGGATCAACATCACTAAAGGCAGCCCATGCACCTACACGGTCCCTTTCGGCATTAACGCCTTGATCATAAATTTCTTTAAATAAGTCCGGTTGTTCAGCTTTCAATGTTTCTATTTTCAATGTTTCTATGCTCATCTTTGTATTAGATTTAGGTTTATTTTTAATAGGTTGTGTAATCGGTTCATCCGCATTATTTTTTGATGCAGCAATTTTAAAATATTTTTCATGAAATGCCTTTATTTCTGATGGTTTAAGAGTTACTATTTTATCAACCAAACCAACTTGTTTTGCCTCTTTTGCAGAAAGCGTAACAGTAATTCTTTCCTCTGGATCAAATAATTGATTAATAGATACACCGGTTATTTCCTTAAATTTAGCTTCATCAATTTTAGCTTTAAGCTTTTTCTTCAAATCGGCATTAACATTATCTACAAAATCTTGATCTTTCTGAGTATCAACATCCGCAGAAGCTTTATGTAAATGTATTTTTGATACATCTAATGCTTCCACATGGTCAGCAAATATCGCAATAAAGGTTCCCATTGAAGCAACACTACCATCAATTTTCATGGTAATATCACCATGCTCTTGCATTTTGGCTATAATTCCCCAGCCAGCCATGACATCGCCACCCGGAGTATTTGCCCGGATAATTATAGGTTCATCCATATTTTCTTCTATTCCATTGATAAGTGTTTCAGCTGTGAAATCGAAAATAGGACTATATAGTAAAAGTTCTTTTGCCATTTGACAACAAAAAACTACCTTTTATTTTAGATAAAAAAATTTTGGTTACAAAAAATGGATTATCTTTGTAAAATGTTGGATATAACATTTATCAAAGTCACAGGAATACCAGGGAAATTAAAAAATCAATTAAAAACAATAGCGAAAAATAAAGGGATAACGCTTTCGGGATACTTAAGACCGGCATTGAGAAAACTTTACGAATCTGAACCGGAACGTTTAAAAATAAAAGGAGATTTAGACTGAAGGGATATTAGTTTTTATTTTTAATTTTTTTGCTTTTTCCCGTTCCTTAGCGAATTGTTCCATGTTGGAAGTACTATCTCCACCATTTAATTCCTCCGTAGCTGCTTCTACTGTTGTCAATGGAAAATCTTTACCTAAATCTCCTAATTTCTCTCTCACTGCATTAACTTCTTTTAAAGGATCAATATGAGGTACTCTTGCACCAGTAAATCTCGCAATTTGATAAGCTTCTTTCACCATGCCATTATTTAATATATAACCTGGAGCTTGTATCTTATTACGTAAGATTTGAATTTCAAGCCAAAATTCATAAATAGGTTGATAAAATTGTTCTGAAAATCTTTTGCGATTTACATTTATAGTATGTTCCCAATCCTTTAAAGCTGCCCGGCTGGCTGAAAAGTTACTATCATATTTACTTAATGCAACTTCTGGTGGTATTCCTAATGCTGCACAAACAATATTAATATTAACTGTATAAAAT